GCAATATTACCAATAGAAAATGCTAAAAGACCAAGTCCTAATCCTGCCATGGCTGCGGCAAAGAAAGCACTGTCTGCCAAGAATGACAGATTGCCGCCTGCGGCATCGCCAATACTTAGAAGTGTAAGAACATTTTGTTTGATGTTTTCAGCAAAGTTTGAATCTTGTGTGAAGTAATCTACGGCTGCCGCAACACCAGTGCCAAGAGAGAAAGCCGCAAGACCTAAACCAATTCCTGTCATTGCTAAGAAAAATGCGCCACCCTCTAAGAAGAAGTTGCCCATTCCACCAAAGTCATCTTTGATGCCTAGAAGTTCTTGGACATTGGCTCTGATTGCTTTACCGTCTAGTTCATTGATTTGCTTCAGTAGAAATCCAGCACCACCAGCAAGAATACCAGCACCAGCAAGTAGCGCACCGCCACCAATGCCAAGTCCTGATAACATGCCGCCGATGCCGCCTGCAATTGCTTTACCTATTTTGCCGAACAGACCGCCGCCGCCCTTATTAGCGTCAACAGTAACGTCACCGTTTACAGTAACGTCACCATCACCACCGCCGCCATCGCCTCTAGCGGCTTCACGGGATGCTTCAAGATCAAGGCCTGCTTGTTGTCTTTGGGCATCCCAACCCGCTTGTTGTAGTTCTAGTAGTTGTTGCACTGTAGCATTAAGATTATCGACAGACTTGCGGACATTGAGAAGACCGCCTCTCATGCTCCTTTGCAAGCGTTCCCGATTATCTTTATTGCTTTCAGTGATGTCGTTTACAGCCTCTTCAGAGACAACATCTACTTTAGGTAGTTCGGCCATAGGTTATCCTATTTCTTTTTATTCGCCAATGCATCAGCACCAAAGAATGCTGAAACCAATACAGCAATAGATGCAAAATATGTTGGCGCAATGTCTGCAATGAGCGTTGCGGCTTTATCTAGACCTAGCACAGAAGTCACTGCAATACCAATTGGATATACCAATAGACCAATCAATGAGAACCATGCCATCTTACGAATAGCATCTCTCTGTGCATCTTTATCTTCAAGTTCTTTGCGCTTAAACTCCAAGTGCATCTCCATCTCTTTTTTAGATACGTGCCCATCACCATTCTGATCTGCGCCGGCAACTGCTTCTGCATCAATTGTTACTTTCTTTTCTTCAGCCATTTGACCTACCTCTTTCGTGCTTTGTGTTTCTCTTCTTCTTCTTCAAGATATTGTCTTAACAAAGTCACATATATGTCCCTTTCAAAGGGAATCATATTATCAAGTTCAGTCAGTGAATATTTATGATGTTGCATAAGTGCAAAGTTCATTTGATACATATTACTCAAAGAGTCGTGTATCAATGCTAGGTAAAAAAACTTTGTAGCCCTTCCAGCACTACAGAATCTTCTTTACCACACTTAGGACACTTCCATTCAACAGTGTGTGATAGTTTAGGAATGCTCTCAAAAAATTCTGTGATTTTTCTAAATTGAGCCTGTCCTAGACCGTTTACCCACTCTTCAATTTCTTGCTGTGAGAAGTCATTATACACTTGCTCACTATCATAAATGTATTCGATATTCTCACAGATCATGGTGAACATGGCATCTGCGCCATCGTTTTTCATGTTCATAATGCTTGCGAGTGTTGGATACTTTAGAGCAACGCCGATTTCATCGGTAATCATCACTTTTGAATCTTTCACTTCGCCTTGTACTTTAATGTCATCAAGATTGACTTGCACTTCAGTTCTGTGTTCGCAGTCGCCCTCTGTATGTGTCATTTGTACATTAATTACTTCGCCGACCGACTTGCCTCTGATCTTCAGAAACAGATATTCGATATCAAATGTGGCGAGTTTATTAATATCAAGGTCTGTAATAAGACAATTCTTCAATAGATTTAGAATTGCATTTGATATCTCTTTTTGATCTTGACCTTCCATTGCAATGAGAAGAGATTTTTCTTCACCTACAAGAAATGGTCTGTATTTAATTTCCTCATTTGTTGAGGGTAGCGCATCAAAGAACTCTGGTGTAGAGATCACTGGTAGTGCCATAATATTCTCCTATAATATAATTAAAGTCTAATCGCTCCAAATGGTGTATTCACTTGTCCTACTGCGCCCAATGCGCTGTCGATTGCGAGATTTCCTACTTGATTGATTGCTGAAGCCGCAAACCCTCCAGGGCCAAACGAGAAGCCAAATGATTGGCCAAGTCCCGGTTGATCTGAACGATTATAAACAACTTTATAGTCTCTGAATGCAAATGTAATTGTCAGTTTTGCGAAAGCATCATCACCCCACGACATTGCCACTGGACCGATTGATAGTGGATACGCTTCAAGTAGAGTGTGAACACTACTTAGTTGGCCCGCTTCTCCATATTGACGAATAAGAATTTGGCCCGTGATAGTGTCATAGTAATCTACATTATACTTTGAACGGCCTTGACCGAATGTATTAACGCCCGCTATCTTAGATTGCCATTGATCAAAGTATTCTTTTTCTCTCAAGTCTTCACTAAGAAGAAATGTGAGATTTGAATCGCCAACAAGTGAACCATATGGAATCTTTTGAATGGGCCCATATATTCTGTATTCTGCGGATGTGATTGTGCGCCCCGGTAGTTCGACACTATCACAGCGAAACATCATATCACGTTCTAGATCAGTAGCACCAACGCCAGTAATCTGAACTTCAAAATGTGAAGCCTTTGCAACACCAGATTTATTAAGTGATGCGACAATGGATTGAGCATTGAAAGTCATGCAATCATATTCCTACTATCTTTCCAGACCTGTGACTTGCTTGCTTTCTCAAATCTCTCGACTGGAAGAAACAATGCGATGTCCCATTCTGATGGATTAATCTCTACAAATCTTGAACGAACATTACTATTTAAATATTTCTTGAACGTAGGTTTGAAGTATCTATATTTAGACGCACTGTTCAATAATTTATATGATAATGTGATTCTTGTTGTATCATCATATTTTTTATTATTAGATATCTCATACAGAGAGTCCATCAACTTGGCTCTAAGTTTGTATGGTAGATAATGAAGATTGATTCCGTAGAAACCACCTTTAGTGTTTGCGACTTTAAAGATGAGTGGAAATGTATCGTAGTATGGTAGATCCGCTTTAGTTTTCGGATCGTAGAAAAAGAAATACATTCGGCCAATGCCTGCACGATTCACCAGACGATCTCTATCTCTAGAAATTTCTGTAGGTCTTGCGCCTCGTGTCTGTCGTGCTTGTTGTCTGAACCAATCTCTGGATGCTTGGGTTCGTGCTGGCGCTTCACCAGAACGCACACCTCTGAGCAATAGATCATCAAAAACTGTTGCCATTAGTACTTAATTCCTAGTTCTTTCTCTGTAATAATCATAAATTTCCATCTTCTATCTTTACAGAACTCAATCGCCGCTTCCCATTTACTCTTATTTATACTCCATGTCCTCACTTCGTATAAATAGTTCTTAGTAAGACGCTTTTGTGGTTTTGGTTCTTTAGTCTCCTTGTAAGGCTTCACTTCAATCATAATAGTTTCAAGTTGACCTTGCTTATTTTTAATACGAATGAGAAAGTCAGGAAAGTAACGGTGATAGCGACCATCAAGTGGCGACTTGTACGGAACGATAACTTCTTCAGATGACCATTTCAATACATTTGGATTGTCATCAAAGTAGCGCATACAGTTTCGTTCCCACAAAGAACGATAAATAATCTTTGTAGGATCTCCACGATATTTTTTAGGATGCTTTGGACGAAATTTACCTTTATAAGTCATATGGATATTTAGATGTCAATATTTAAGAAACCAACAATAAACACTAGAGGGCAGCAAGTTACTGTATCAGGCACACTAGATGCGTCTGGTGGTACTGGAGCATATTCTTTATCTTCTGGCCCAAACGGGATTTCAGGCAGTTTAGATTTTAGAGAGCTTCAAAATCGTGTCGTCAACAGAAACGTCACTAGAGGGCCTTTGGCAAAACTCTACAGGCCTCAGGGTGGCAAAGTGCATCACCCAATCATTTATCCTATGGACTTAGATGATGAACATTACATGATTTATAATGTTGTCGAAAGGCGTAGACCAAGCCAAAAGAATGAAGGCACAACTCGCATTATTCGCAGTATCATACTGCCAGTTCCATCGAATCTTGGTGTAGAATATGCCGCAGGATATTCAAACGAATCGCTAGGGGCTTTAGGTGCTATGGCTCAAGGCTCTATTGGTGGCACAGAACTAAAAGGCGCTTTAGGAGATGCTGGAGAGGCAATTTCAAATTCTTTTGCGGCAGCAAAAAATGCCTTTAAGAATGATACAAGTGACGCAGTTACAAAGGCGGCGGCTATTGGTGCTGCCGGAGCCGCTGTTACGGGTGCTATAGGTGGCGCAGGCTTACTCGGTGGTGCATTGGCAGCCGGAGGTCTTGGAGGGGTTGCTACGGGTGTAGTTCAAAATGAAGGACTTGCTATCAATCCACACATGGCTGTAGTATTTCAAGGTATAGATTTTAGAACACACCAATTTCAATATAAATTTATTGCTAAAAATCAGATGGAAAGTGATAGGCTAAAGTTGCTTATCAATGTAATGAAAAAGCACATGCTTCCAGAATATGCATTTGGTACAGATAGAGCGGGACTTGCATTTAAGTATCCTGACGAATTTACAATAGAATTTGCAGACAAGATAAAGCCCTATTTATATGATATCGGCACATCTGTTATGACAGGACTATCTGTCAACTATAATGGTGAAGGAGTGCCAACCTTCTATGAAACAACTGGTGCTCCCGTTTCTATTGATATTACTATGTCCTTCCAAGAGACAAGAATCCTTACTAGAAATGGATTTGATGAGATTGAGTATGAAACAGACACAGAAGGATCAGTCTAATGGCAGGATATTTTTCATATTTTCCAGACACATTTCACGATCTACGAAACTCAGGTCGTAAGACACAAGTAACAAATATCCTTCGTAGATTTAAGGTAAAGGATGTTTTGCAAGATCGTGCAGATATTTTTTATGAGTATAGTATACAAGAGGGTGACAGACCGGACGTAATCGCTGAGAAGTTTTATGGCAATGCTAATTATGCATGGATCGTATTACATTATAATGATATCATTGATCCATTTTTTGATTGGCCGCTATTTGGTAATGACTTTAGAAGATTCATTATTGATAAGTACGGCAGTCTGTCAGCCGCCCAATCTACAGTCAAGAATTACTATAAGATTATCAGAGAAGCTAGAGTACTCAATGATGGCACACGATTGGAAAAGGTAGAACTGGCTGTTGATCTGACTACATACAACTCACTTGCCGCCAATGTAAAAAGAAGTGAAAGTGCATACGATTGGGAAGTTGAAAGAAATG